GTCTTACATTACTCCACATAAAGTTCTTTTCAGGATTACTTGCAAACTCACCATAACCAAAAGATATACTACCTGGTTGTGGACCTTTTTTCTTAGTTGTATTTCTTTCTTCTTCTAGTCCTTCTGGTATCTCACAATAGATAACCCAACTAAAATCACCTGAGTGTATATGGTCTGGTTGATATTCATTTGCATGTTGATAATTAATCCATACGTTTTCTATTACATAATCTGGTTTAAAATCTACACTATGAAAGTTAAATCTCATTTGTGTATAATGATGAAATACATCTTTTAGACTTTTGTTAAACCATCTTTGTTGACTAGGTGTAAATTGTCTTTCATGTCCTTTAACTAAACTACTTGCCGTGCCATCATCAAATATTTGACTTGTCTTACTACCATCTTCGTGTACAATCTCACCTGTTGCTAATTCACCTTGTCTTAGAAACTCTTTTATAAATTCAGGATCAAGTTGACAATGATATATGAAAGGACCAAACTGATATGTTTTATCTAAAAACTTATGATTGTAATTATTCATAATCAAATGCCTCCGTATATAAACTTTTCATTAAAGTTTTTAATCTATGTTTATCTAATGTAGTATCTGTTTGTTCTATATAGGTGTCTAGTAAAGTAGGTGTATCTTCAGCGTTCTCTACAATATCATCATCTACACTTGAAGCATCTAAGTCTGAGTAATCTTCTATAATTTTTAAATCATACAATTTAGACTTCTTGTAAATGTCATCTACAAACTTATCAAACATAAAGTAATCTTTTTTCTTTTCTACTACTAACTTAATATACTTGTCATCACATTCTGAGAAATCATAATTATTATAATCTGTAGTTTCATCATTGTAATATATTTTGTGATGTATTGTTAAAGGGTTTCTGATTGCTGTTAGTTCTCTTGTTTCTGTATCGTAAATATGAAAGTGTTTAGGACATTTATAATCTGACCATACAAACTCATATTGACAACCAAGATAATAAATGTGACCATCATCTGACTTTTTATGAAAGTGACCAGACAATACAGTTTCAAATCTTTTAAACATATCTTTCTCAACACCTGTATCTGACATATGACCATTATGCATTTCAAAACCTTTTACTTCTAAATGACCCATAACTATATCTGCTGTTTCTTGTTCTAACATCATTTTAGTTTTATCATAGTTCTCAGGTGTAATCCAAGGTATCATTAATATATCATGTCCGTCTAATGTAACTTTTTGTGGTTCACTATAAACATGAAATTGACCTAGTAATTCTCTAGGTGCATTTACTTCGTTTGTGTTCTTGTAATAAGTATCGTGGTTACCTACTATAATATGTGTATCATATTTTTCAAACTGTCTTACAATCTTATCGTTGAAATCAGTAAGTGTTTTAAAATTTACATACTTACGTCTATCTAATACATCACCTAAATGTATGATTGTTTTAATATTGTTTTGTTCTAAGTAAGGAAAGAATTGACCTTGCCAAAACTTATACATGTATTCATGGTAATTAGGATTGTCATTACGACAACCAAAGTGTGTGTCGTTAACTAATGCTATTTTCATTTCTTACCTTTGTTAAAAATTCTTTGTGTGATATGTATTGTGTGTTTTGTGAGTTCTTCCAATTACTTATCTCTCTTTTAATATCTTGTTTCCATATTTCATTGTAACTATTATATTCTTTCTTAATACTATCTGTATCAAATAAACCTATACCATGTAATACACTTGCCCAATTATACTCAAAGAAAAGATGATAGTCTGTACCTTTAAAATCTTCTCTAATTGGTAATCTATATTTCCACTTTGCTAAATTTTTCTTTAGTGTTTCTGGTGGTTCTATTTTAGAAACCTTTTGCCAAAATTCTGTATCTTGTCTATCAAGCATATAATGTACAAATACAAAGTCTCTAACATTATTCATTATATCTTTCATCTTATTATTAAAATCATCTATGTCTTGTTGTGTATGATTTTCTAACACATGCATTAACATAAACATTTGATTTAAACTCGTACCAATAGATGATGCTTCAAGTGGTTCCATAAAGTTTGCACTTAGACCTACTGCCATACAATTCTTAATCCATACTTTGTCTAATGCACCTGGGTCAAACTTAATATCTTTAAATATGTTTACTTTATATCCTAAATATTCTTCTACTTCTTTTTGTGCCTGTTCAGCGTCAATACAAGTATCATCAAATATATAACCATTACCCCAACGACCATATACTGGCACTCGCCACATCCAACCGTATTTCATTGCCTTTGATAATGAGTAAACATTATAGTTATCTGTATCATCTGTAGGGAAAGCAATAGCATGATTTAAAATTAAATGTTCTTTGTATGATTGCCATTTTGCACCTAGTTTAGATATAAGTAATCTTTTAAAACCTGTACAATCAATCCAAAAGTCAGATTGATATTTTGTACCTTGACTACCTACTAATTCTGTAATTTGTTCATCAGCAAAAAATACTCTCATTATCTCATCATTAATAATAGTAATATTTCTTTCGTTACATTTCTTTATTAGAAACTCATTTAATTTAAAAGTATTAAGATGAAATTGATTAGCACGGAAATTGTGTTCTATATCTACAGGTATTTCATTATTATGGAATACTTGTTCTACCATATCCATAGAAGATGTATTTGAGTTTATAAACTCACCAAAGACTGCTTGATACTGACCAAACTTTTGTTGTGTATGTATATCTGATACACTATGAAAGTATGGTTTATCTTTCCAGTCTTTAAACATTACACCTAATTTAAGTGTAGCATCACATTCTTTTAAAACTTCTATAGGTGATATATCACATAGTTGCATAAACTGAGACCAATGTTCAGTAGAACCTTCACCTACACCTATGATACCTAACTTATCAGACTTAATAAGATTAATCTCTTTACTAGGAAATCTTGCTCTTAATATTAAAGCAGAAGCAAGACCAGCAGTACCACCACCAACAATAGTTATTTTATTCATGTATATTTTCTTTTAAATACTGATAACAAGATGGCATTTGTGCCACTTTTTTTAACCATTCTTGTTTATTTGTTTCTAATATATCAGTTGTTTGTTCATCAAGTAATTGTAATTCTGTATTGTATTCACCTGTAATGACATCTTGTAAAGACACAGGTTGCCAATTAAGACCTGTTGCAATGTAATGATAACCAGAATATGGATTTAAATTATATTCATTATCTCTAACTAGCATTGTATCTTTAATACTAGATAATTCTTTTAAACTCTTTTCTCTTACATCTTGCCAATATGGTGTATCATTTCTTACAGATAGTCCATAATGCATAGCAACAAAATGTGTGTACTCATCAAATATTCTATTGCATATAAGATTATGTGTATCT